TGATGGCCGGGAGCTGCGCCTGCTCGCTTGGCTGCATGAGCGTACGCACGCACTGCGGCACGCCGGCCGGTGTTCCGGTGTTGAGAACGGCGACCGCCGCTTCGATGATCTGTTCGCGTATCGTGCTCATGGCGTCGTGCAAAGCAGGTGCGTGACCGCACCATCGGTAGTCTGCTCGCGCTGGCGGATGTGGTAGGCCACACCGTCAACGGTGATCGGAAGCCCGACCGCGTTGCTGGCAGTCAGGCTCGCGAAAGCGCTGGTCTGCAGCATCACGGTAATGGCCTTGTTGATGACGCCAGCGATGCCGTTCTCCTTGAGCGTCACTGAATCCACGTAATCGACAACGCCTAGCGCCGTCACGCCGTCAAACACCACCGTCACACCGAAGTCGGCGAGCATGGATGGAATGTCAGCGTCGCGGAAGAAAGTCGTCATCGCGGTATCCAAGGGAGAGGCGGCCGGCCGAAACCGGCCGCCTCAGTGGCTCACTCAGCAGCATCCTCGCCGCTGACGTCCTCGACATCGCCGTCCTGTTCGCCTGCGACGCTCAGCGCGCCGCAGGCCAGCAACGGGGCGGCGTCCTCGTCCGACATGCGCACCTTCTGCCCCAGGACGATGTCCTTGCCCCGATGACCTGAGATGAGCCAGTTCGCGACGTACTCCTTGTGGGTTGCCATGCGCTTCTCCTTACGCGACTGCGTTCTGGAACATGTAGCCGACGTTCGAGGCAGCGATCACCTCCTTCACGCTCTCGCCGACGCGCACGCGGGTACCGCCGCGCAGGCCGATGTCGCTGTCCTGCTCGATGACGCCGGCCAGGCGCTGACCCCATTCGGCGGTGTAGCCGAAGGTGATGATGCCCTGCGGCGAGCTGATGACCGGCGACTGGTAGAACAGCACCGCCGACTTGCCCCAGGTACGCACCAGCGTGGGCGTCTGGCCCTTCTTCGCCGTGTTGACCCAGCCGTCGCCGACGATGATCTCGTCCAGCTCGAACAGGTTGGCGATGAACTGCTGCGGCACGATGCCGGTGTCGCCGCTGGTGCCGTTGTACGCCTTGACGATCGTCGGGTTCGACGCCAGGGCGGTGAACACCGCACGGCCCATCACCATCTTGTTCGGGCGGATGATGAGCGAGTCGCGGGCCGTGGTGATGTCCTGGATCGGCGTGCTGGTGCTGGTGTTCCACTGCGCCGTGCCCGACAGCGTCTTCACATTCGCGGCCGGGTAGTTCGCGGTGTTCATCACCAGGTTGGCGACGCGGACCTCGCGGTCGAGCTGCACCAGATCGGTGAGCAACTCGGTGCTGCGGGCCTCCGGGTCGATCGGGTAGACGCCCTGCGTCTGCGACGCAGCGCGCGCGGCCATCAGGTCATAGTACGGGATCGCGTCTTCCAGACCGTAGTCCTGGCAGAACGCGGACTGCTCGGTCGCGGTCCAGTCGATCTCGTTCACGTCGCCTTTGCGGCCGACGCGGGTATCGGGAACGGTGAACGCATCGCCGAGGCTGTACTGCGACCACTTGAACAGCGGCGAATCGACCGGGATGCGCGGCAGAACGTTGTCCGCCACAAGCCGCTGGTTGCGATACGCGAGCGTGATCGCAGTGAGCCGCGGCTGGATGACAAAAGGTGCTTGTGCCATTGTCGTGATCTCCTATTAGCCCTGCAGCACGAAGAGCCGCAGCAGCGCCTCGAACACGTCGCCAGAAACGGCCGACTGACGAGCGAAGCCGATGCAGTGGTTGTTGACGCCGGCAGCCGGCGCTGCGGTCACTACCTGGCCGCTCGCATTGACGGTCAGCGGGTCGCCGGCAGCGATGGTGCCGCCCGCGGTGACATAGGCGATGCCCTCGTGGATGACATCCACGCGATCGCCTTGCGCCGCGGCGACTTCGGTGGTCACGCCGGCCAGCGGGTCACCGACCGCGGCAGCCTGCACGACTTGGAAGTCGGTGGTGGTGAACTTGACGACGGTGTAGGCAGCAATCGCGCCGCCCGCGTCGTAGGTCTTGGTCAGGCCGGGATTAGCCATGGCGGCGAGCCTCCTTCTTCATCTGGTTTTCGATATGCGCGACCGCGGCTGCGGCCGACACGGTGATGCCATTCGCCTTCTGCTCGGCCTGGTAGTTCTGCGCCAGGCGCGCGACGCGGTGCGCGTCGTGCAGGGTTGCGATCGTGGCCTTCTTCTTCGGCTTGCCGCCGCTCGGCGAGGCGCTTGCGTCGTCGTCGGCCGAATCGTCTTCGGCGTCGGGATCGTCGTCCTCCTCGTCCTCATCGCCGGGCGCCGGGGCGGCGGCATGCGTGACGGCGGCGGCCTGAGCGTCCTTACGGAGCGCTTCGAGGCGGTCGTTCTTCTTGGCCTTCTCGGCGGCCAGAACCTGCACGGCCGCTTCCGGGCCGGTGGTCTTGCCGTCGAACTTCAGCGTGGCGATCAGGGCTTCATGGCCCGGCATGCTCTGCGCCTCGACGCCCTGGATGCGCTCGCGCTCGGCGGTCGCGCCCAATGCCTTGCCCTCGTTGATGAGAGCCTCGGCGACGGCGGGGTGCTCGGCTTTCAGCTTCTGCACGTCCATCGTTTTCTCCTCTTGGTGGTTTGCCTGCGGCGCATCACCGGCGCTTTCGGCCTGCTGGGTTGGTACTTCTTCGGTTGCCTGGCGCGCACCGGCGCCATTGGCGTGTGCCAGCGGATCGTCGTCCTTCTCATCGGAAAATTCGCCGTCCGCCGCGCGCTGGATGAGTTCGGTCAGGGTGGCAACACCGTCCACCAGGCCCGCATCCACCGCCTGCTGGCCGAGGAACACGCGTCCATCGGCCATATTCTCGATCACCGTTTCCGCCGTCACGCCGCGATTGCGCGCGACGTCGTTCACGAAGATGCTGTAGGTGTAGTCGACCTGATCCTGGATCGATTGCCGGCCCTCGGGCGTCAGCGGCGCATAGCTTGACGCGATCCGCTTGTACTTGCCGGCCGCGATTTCGGTGGTCTTGACGCCGCGCTGCGCCTCGGAGCCGGACACGTCGGTGTGGGTCGATACGACGCCGATGCTGCCGACCATCGCGGTGTCGCTGCTAACGAAAATCTGGTCGGCCGCGCTCGCGATCCAGTAGGCCGCGCTCGCCATCGTGCCGTCTGCCAGCGCGACGATCGGCTTCTGGCCGCGCGCGTTGTAAATCAGGTTCGTCAGCTCCTGCGTGCCATCGACGGTGCCGCCGGGCGAGTCGACGCGCAGGATGATCGAAGTCACCAGCGGATCATCGAGCGCATCTTGGAAATCTTCTGCCAGCGTCTGCATGCTGGTGCCGCCGCTGATCGCGGTCAGCAGGTTCATCCGCTTCGCCAGCACGCCGTCCACCGGGATGACAGCGACGCCGTTCACGACGTCATAGCCCTTCGTCGGGCCTGGCAGTGGGCCGCCCAGCTTCGCTTCGAGGCTCTTGATGTCGATCTTCTCGCCGCGCATGTGGCGCGCATAGATGCTCTGCACCTCGCCGAACATCTCCGGCGTGATGGCCCAGGGCGCGCTCACTATGTCGTAGAGCTTCATCGCTGCTGTCTCCGTAATACTTGGCCCACACCCGGTCGACGATCTCGAAAATGCTTTCGAGAACCGTCACGCATCCTCAAGCTCCGACGAGTCATCGTCATCGGGTGCGTCTTCCGCGGCCTTGTCCACCGCATCCGGCGATAGCGCAGGCGGCGGCGGTTGCGGCGTGGTCGCGTTCGCGTCCCTCATGTTCGCGTAGATCGTCGTAAGGCCCAGCTCGCGCATCTTCTGTTCCTCGCGCGCGCGCCGCTCGATTGTGGAATCCCAGTTCGCGCCGGTCAGCGCCGTCGCCTCGTCCATGTGGCTCGTGAGGTTCAGCTCAAGCCGGCCCTTCGCCGCCTCGATCTCCTTCATCGGGTCGATCTGGCCGGGGCTGTCGCCGATCCACTCGGACCCGCAATAGGCCGCGCGGATCATCGGATCATCGAAAAAGCCGGGCGCCTCGATGCGGCCGAGCGCGACCGCTTCTTCGAGCCACGCCTCATAGATCGGCTGGCAGAACATGGCAGCCATCCATGCGCGGCGGCCCTTGTAGAACCGCCACGCTTCGAGCAGCGCGGCGCGCGCGGCCGAATAGGACGACTGGAAGTGCTTGGTCAGCACCTCGAACGGAAGCTCAAGAGCCACGCCGATCTGGCGCAGCAGCGCCGTCACGAACGGGTCGAATGCCTGGTTAGGCCGCTTCGGGTCCGCGAACGTGACGCTCTCGCCAGGGTTGAGATCGAGGATCGCACCCGGACCCATCTGCAGCGGATCGCCTGCTTTCGCTTGCGACGGGATGGTGCCGTCGCCCATGTCGAGACCCTGGCCGTTCTCGGATGTCACGAACACCGTGAACATGCCCGAGATCACCGCTGCAGTGACTTCCGCGCTGGTGTAGTCGCCGAGCTGCTTCAGCATCTCGATCACCGGCGCAATGTACGGCACGCCGCGGGACTGGCCGGGCCGGCGCTTGTCGTACAGGTGGACGACGTTGCGCCGACCAGTCTGCCGGCCAAACGCCGGCACCACGTCCCACTCAAGCGTCGGCAGCATCAGGCCGCCGGGGTGATGGCGCAGGATGTGGTACGCAACCGGCGCTCCGTACTTGTCCATCTGCACGCCCTGCGCGAGCGTCTCGGTGTTGATCGCGTAGTCCTTGTTGACCACGCGATCCGATTCGATGAGCTGCACCTTGGTGCCGTAGGGCGAGCCAGGCCGGGAGATTATCGGTAGCGAAGCGAACACGTCGCCGCTCTCGAATGCGCTGCGGAACGCGAGCGCTTGCATGGAGTAGAAGTCCTGCGTGCGCGTGGCGTCGCATGCGCTCGGGTTTTCAGCCCACATGCGGAACTCGCGCTCGACAGTGTTCTGCCACGCTTGCGCTTCTTCCTCCTCCATGCCTAGCGCCTCGCTGTCGATCACAGATCGCAAAACGAGGCCCGTGCCGACTGCCGTCGTCACGACGGTATTCACGGCGCCGAGCGCAAGCGGGTTGTTGCGCATCAGGTCGCGGCTTCGGTTGCGCAGCCAGCGCAGGTCATAGACCGTGTCGCTGTCGCCGCTGCCGCCGTAGGGCATCCAGTTCGCGGTGGCGCGGCGGTCGAACCGCGCGCCGTACCACTGGCCGGCAATCGCCATCTGCGTGCGCGCCTTGAACCGGCCCAGCGCCTTCTCGGGCGCGAAAAAGCCGACCAAGCGGTCGACAACGTTCGGCTTCGGGAGCTGGATAGGCTGGCGATTCCTCATAGCGGGAACGGGCCGCTCCCGCTCGTCTGGCCTTCGCCGTTCGGGGCGCCATAGCGGCAGCGGATGCCGCCCGAACCGCCAAGGCGCTGCACCTTGCGGTCCCAAAATTCGATGTTGTTGCGGATTTCGGCAGCGTTCGCGCGGGTCAGCGATCGGCCGCCGATGCTGTAGGACTGGCCGGCGGCGACGGCGTCATCTGCCGCCATCCACGCGGTTAGCTTCGCCTGCGCTTGTGCCAGCGTGATTCCCGCCATGAGTATCCGCCCTCGAAGATTGCGGCGAATATCTCATTGCCATTCACGCCTTGCAACTAAAGTCTCGCTTCAAACCATTGCAGGTCATTCACTTACAGGGATGCCAGGGCTGCGCACGCCGCGCACGCGAGGCTGGACGACGAGCGGTTGGCCGCTGACGATCTGCTGGTGCAGGCGGCCGAGGTCGCGGTACATCGCCGGGTTGGTGATGTTCTGCAGGACGAACAGCAGGCCCAGTGCATAGACCTCCAAGTCGAACGCCTCATTGCGGCCCATTGCGACGTATTCGACCTTCATCGCGCCGGTGCGCGGGTTCTTCTTGACCACCTTGCGCTCGCTGGTCATCTGGTCGAGGTACTGTTCAGGCACCCACATCGGCATGTGCATGTAGCCAGGCCCGGCAGTCGGGATGCGCATGCGCGACAAGATTCGGTCTTTCGCGGCCTTTGTGGCGAACAGGAACAGGCGAATATGGCTGCGTTTGGCCGTCGTCTCCATCGCCAGGCCGGGTCGGCTGATGTATTCGCGCCCTTTGGTGGCGAAGACGCGCTCCTGCTGGCGCGGCTGCACGTAGTCGTACACCGCGTCAGCCTGGTCGCCAGAGTCAACGCCGAAAATTGCCAGCCGCATCTCGCGGCCGCATGGGTGCATGAACGTGCGGCGTCGCCATTCATCGAGACGCATCCAGACCGACGCGTCGCTGGACGGATCGCCCCAAAAAATCTCGTAGTCGACCAGCCAGGATTCCTCGCCCGCGCCGTAGGCGATGATCTTCGCCTCCACGCGGTCGCCCTGCACGTCGGCGGCGCCGATCAACACCGCGGCGCCGGACGGCACGCTGGCGCGGTCGTACTTCTCAAGCCGGCCAGCGAGCACGCTCGCGTTCATACCCTCGCCTGCATCCTCGAAGGTTTCCGCTAGCTTGGTGTTCGTCCACGTCTTCAGCTTTTCCGGGTAGTCCTTCGCCTTCAGGAAGCCGGCCGCCATCTCGGCCCACGTCATGAACGGGGAGTAAAGGCCGTTCAGGTGATAGCCGACCGTGATGCCGTCGCCTGGCGCGGTAGCCTGCCACTGCCCGCGCGCCAGCATCTGCGTCTTGTATCGCTCCTCGATCAGCACGCCGCAGCCTTCGCAGAGATACTTCGCCGTCTTCGGCAGGTGCTTGCCGGCGCTATCCTTCTCCCACAGCACGCGCGGCGTTCCGTCCTCGTCGCGCCAGCGCAGGTGCTGCATGTGACCGCAGTGCGGGCACGGCACGAAATACTTGCGGCGGTCGCTGGCGTTGTACTCACGTTCGATCGCCGACATGCCCTTCATCGTCGGCGTGCTGGTCAGCAGAATCTTCTTGCGCGCCTGGAACGTTTGCGTGCGCTGCTCCGCGAGATCGATCGGGCTGCCTTCGCCGTCCACGTCATACGGCCAGCGGTCAATCTCGTCGCCGTATAGGTAGCGGATAGGCATCGATGCGAGCGCGCTGGCGCTGTTGGCGCCGCTGAGCAGCAGCATGCCGCCGGGGAATTCCTTGACGAACATGTTGTTCGCCGAATCGCGCGACGCCGCCTTCGCGACGCGATCGCGCAGCACCGGCGTCTCCTCGATCATCGGGTTGATGCGCTGCAGGACGTTCTTCTTCAGGTCGTTCAGCGTCGGCATCACGAACAGCACCGGGCCTGGCGCGTGGTGGATGATGTAGCCCAGCCAGTTGTTCGCGTTCTCCGTCTTACTGGTCTGCGATGCCCACATGAGCACGACGCGCTGCGTCGGCGACTGCGGCGACAGCATCTCCATCGGTTCGCGCGCGTATGGCACGCGATCGGTGCGCCACTGGCCCGGCTCCGCGGCGCCCTTGCCGCTCAGCTGCCGGTGCTCATCGGCCCACTGCCAGACGTTCAGATCGGGTGGCAGCTCCCAGCCCGCAGCCCATGCGTCGGCGATGACGTGCTCGGCGGTATGCGGCTCGCTCATGCTTCGCTATCAGGCAGGCGCATCTTCGCGATCTCCGCGGCGATGCGGCGCACCTCGTCCATGAGGATGCGGTGGATTTCGTGCGCGTCCGTCTGGCCGACGACCAGCGGCGCGACGCGGTCAGGCACGGCCATCAGCATGTCGCGGGCCTTGCGAGCGGTATTGAAGATCGCCACGCGAGCGCCATCGGCCGAGATCAGCTTGCCGGCCTTCTCCTCGAAGTCAATCTTCGCCAGGCGCGCCATGTACGCCTCGCGGATCGCGCGCGACTGCGCGTAGGACGGGCCGCGGGCGCCTTCGCTGCCGGCGTCGTTC